GCCAGGCGTATGCGTCCGCGAAATAAAGTGTTTTTTTGATATGGAAACCCGAGGTCGCAAACCTAAACCGATTGAGCAGAAGGAGCGTCTTGGCAACCCAGGCAAGCGAGCGCTTCCGAAGGCTCCGAAGGTGGCTGTGTTGCCGTCTGCGCAGGCGCTTCCTGATCCGCATCGACCTTTGATGGGCACGCCGGATAAGCCTGGTGCTGGCCTGCACCTTTGGAGAATGTTGTGGCGTTCCGGTTTGCCGTGGCTTAGGGAAGGCTCCGACTCGGAGTTGTTGATGATGGTCTGCGAGATGGCTGACGAGCGTCAGGTGCTTCGGACACTGGTTCTGCGTGACCCGACTGCTTGGCGTGAGCGAGCAGCGTTGAGGCAGTTGGATGCACAGATTGAGAGAACGCTAAGCATGCTTGGCTTCTCACCGACCGATAGAGCGAGGCTCGGACTAGGAGAGGTGACGGTCAATGAACTCCAAGCGTTTAGGGAGCGGATCGCATCGAAGCGTGCTGTCGCCAAGTAAGGCGTGGCAACCTGCGTACTTCACTCCGAGGGTCTATAAGCAAACCGATGGTGGAGATTTGGCTGCCTTCTCGGAGCAGTTTCTACAGGTTCTGAAAGGTGTGCGTGCCGGACAGACGCTCGAGTTGACCCCGTGGCAACGCTGGCTTATGGACAGCCTTCTCGAACGCCGACCGACCGATGGCAGGCTCAGGTATCGGCGAGCGCTCATCGGCTTGCCGAGGAAGAACGGAAAGTCGCTCCTCGGTTCGGCGCTAGCTCTGTATGGCCTGTTTGGAGGCGAGCCTGGTGCAGAGGTGTATTCGGCGGCTGGCGATAAGAAGCAGGCAAAGATTGTGTTTGAGGAAGCAAGGCAACAAGTCCTGCGGTCTCCAATCCTGTCCTCAGAATGCAATGTGTACCGTGACGCTCTCGAGGTTCCGTCCACGGGTGCTATCTACCGTGTGCTGTCAGCCGATGCGAAACTCCAGCAAGGTCTTAACCCTTCGCTTGTGCTGTTTGACGAGTTGCATGTTCAACCGAACCGTGACCTTTGGGATGCGCTCACTCTCGGTTCCGGCGCACGCCTCGAACCGTTGACGGTAGCTATCACCACAGCCGGATACGACATGGACACTATTTGTGGATCGCTTTACCAATACGGCAAAGCGCTCTGCGGAGGCGACATAGATGACCCGACCTTCGGTTTCTATTGGTGGGAAGCACCAACCGACTGCGACATAGATGATCGTAAAGCGTGGAACATAGCTAACCCGAACCTGGCTCTTGGCCTGCTTGACACCGAGGACATGGAAGCCGCCATGCGCCAATCTGCTGAAGCACCATTCCGGCGCTACAAACTAAACCAGTGGGTACGCACCGATGGCGACTCATGTTGGCTGCCGAAAGGCGTGTGGGAAAACTGCACAGGCGAGGTCGGCTTTGACCGTGATCTGCCAGCGTTCGTGGGTATTGACATGGCGCTAAAACACGACTCAATAGCGGTCGTGATTGCGCAGCCACAAGACAACAGGATCGCTGTTCAGGCACGCATCTGGCATCCCGACATAGACGGTATGGATGTGTCAGCCGTTGAGGAACACCTGCGGTTCCTGCATCGGGAGTTCAATGTTCAGGAGTTTGCCTACGACCCTGCGTTCTTTCAACGGTCAGCCGAGGCGCTATTTGATGACGGTCTGCCAATGCTCGAATTTCCGCAGAACGGTCAACGCATGATTCCAGCCTGCGGTACAACCTACGAACTGATCGTTAACAACAAGATCATCCATGACGGCTCACCAATGTTCACCGACCAGGTTCTATCGGCGGCTCAACGCATGACCGATTCCGGCTGGCGGTTAAGTAAAGGCAAGTCTCGTCGTAAGATTGACGCATGTATCGCAATGGTTATGGCCGTCGACCGAGCCAGCCGTCGCCAAATCGCACCACCCGAACCACCACAGTTCTTTGCTTAGGAGGCACATGAAATACCTACCAACCGTCCTGCAACTCACAGGACTAGTCACTTTGACTATCGGCGTGAGCATGTTTTCAATTGCTCTCGGCGTAATCACAGGCTCTGTTGCTATTATCGCACTAGGTGTCGCTCTAGAGATCGGTCGGTCTAATAACTAATGCTCGGGAATTTATTACCATCGGAACAGCGTGCGATCTCGTTCCAGGCTCTATGGGCAGCCGATGACGCTCTAATCTCAACAACCGAAGCAGGCACGATCATCACTCAGGATGACGCTCTGCGTATCAACACCGTGTTTGCATGTGTGCGTCTTATTGGCGACACCATTTCCACGCTTCCGATTGACACCTATCGCCGGATTGACGGAGACCGTGTGCCGTATCGTCCCCGACCGCAGTGGCTTGACTATCCAGACTCGGATGTAACTCGAGAGGATCATTTCCTGCAGGTGCTGGTTTCAATGCTGATCGCTGGTGAGGCGTTCGTGCGGTTGCTACGCCTCAACGGTGAGATCGTCGGTCTTGTATGTATGAACCCTCGCCGAATTGAAATCTCAAGGGAGCGCTACACGGACGGCACGCTTCGTATCGTGTACCGAGTCAAAGGCACAGACGAGGTGATCGAGAAGCAAGACATGCTTCATATCCCCGACATGCGTCTCCCAGGTGAACTACACGGCAAATCCCGAATTGAACTCATGCGCCAATCCCTCGGTCTAGCTAAAGCGCTGGACGAGTTTGCTTCTCGGTTCTTTGGGCAAGGGTCGGTCACGTCGGGAATTATTGAATACCCGAATGCGTTGACTAAGGAACAGAGCGAGACTCTCCGTAACCAGTTTGAGGCTAAGCACCGTGGCGTTCGCAAAGCCCACCGCACAGGCATCCTTTCCGGTGGCGCTAAATGGGTCAAGACAGGCGTTGATCCAAACGAGGCCCAAATGCTCGAGTCTCGTAAACACGCCATCGAGGAAGTCGCACGCCTGTTCCGTTGCCCACCCTCGATGATCGGTGTGACCACACCAGGCGCTATGGCATACGCCAGCGTTGAGCAGAACGGCATCCACTTCGTACAGCACACGCTTCGACCCTTTATCGTCAAACTTGAGAACGCCTACAGCCGTCTGCTTCCCAATGAGGCGTTTGTGAAGTTCTCAGTTGAAGGTCTCCTTCGAGGCGACACCATGTCACGCTTCTCGGCATATGCCACAGGCATACAGTCCGGCTTCCTAAATATTAACGACATTCACCGTCTTGAGGACATGCGTTCAGTTGATGGTGGCGATGTGTACCGTGTACCGCTAGCTAACATTGATCTGGCTGCCGCCAACATTGCTGAAACGGAACGGAAAGCAAGCGTGGCACAGAAACTGATCTGGGCAGGCTTTGATCCGTCCGCAACAATGAAAGCGCTCGGTTTGCCAGAAATACCGCACACAGGTGTGCCGTCAACGCAACTCCAGCCAATTTCCCAAATCAACCCTGACGACCCAGAAAGCGTATATCCATGATCAGTAATGGAAGGGTGGCAGTAGGCACTGCAGCAACTTTGATTGATGGCAGATCGCAGATGGCTTCATTTTTTATGATTCACAATGATGACAATACAGATGCTGTCTATATTGGTGGTCACACAGTCACCACTAGCACTGGTTTGGTTCTTGGCAAAGGTGAACGCTTAGAAATAGTTTTGCATCCTTTGGAAGAACTGTTTGCTGTATCAACCAAATCAGGTCACAACATTTCATTCATGCGACAGGATCAATAATGCCTTACTACATTCAGCAAGACCACCCTGATTGTTCCGGTTGGGCAACCGTCAAAGAGGACGGCGAAATCATCGGTTGCCACACTACAAAGAAAGCCGCCATTGACCAGATGGTCGCTGTCTCCATTGCTGAGGAAATGGAACCTGGCGGTGAGCGTGAAATGCGACAGGTTGATCTATCTGCTCCAGCCTTTATGCGTGAAAACGCTCGCCGAGGTCTGCGTCTGTATGCCGAAGGCAAAGGTGGCGATGGTCTAGTTCCGCAAACGATCACGGATGCACGCCGAATGGCGGCAGGGGAAATCAGCGAACCGAAGTGGCGCAGGATCGGGCCGTGGATAGCTAGACACCTAACCGACCTAGATGCGGTTGAGGATAACGAAGTGACACCAGGTGTGGTTGCTCACCTGCTTTGGGGAAGCGGATCAACACCGGAACAGGCTCGGCGTGCGCAAGCCTATGCCGAAAGGATCGTCCAGCAACTAGATGACGAGTCTCGAAGCCTTGAGGAGTCGTCCTATTCGTGGACGCATAAGCAGTGGCTCCTATACGAAGCGCTTGAGGACATAGTTGAATCCACACGACCTTTTACACAAGGCACAGACGGTGACGGCGCACACTATGTACCCGAGTCACCGTTCACCGACGAAGGTCTGCTCTGCTCAAACTGTGTGTTTTATGAAGGCCCGAGAGCCTGCGAAATCGTAGAAGGCGACATTGCGCCAGAAGGTGTTTGTAAGTTCTGGATCATCCCGAACTCGCTCATCAAACTGCGTGAACTTGAATCAGGCGTTACTATGGAAGGCGCACCTTCAGGAGATGAAATAGATGAATGAAGCAGTAGAAATTCGGCGAGTTAATTTCGCAGACTTTGAAGTCCGTGAACAAGGCGACGGCATGTCCTTCCGTGGCTACGCTGCCGTGTTTGACTCACCGTCCGAACCGTTGCCGTTCATCGAGCGCATCAAACCTGGTGCTTTCGCAAAGTCGCTCCGCTCCAGAGCCACAATCAAAATGTATCTAAACCACGACTCAACTCGTGTTCTAGGTTCTACCCGAGCAAAGACACTCCGGTTGCAGGAGGACTCCCACGGTCTGCTCGCCGAAGCCGATCTCCCTCAAACCACCGATGGGCAGAACCTTGCCGTCCTTATGAAGCGAGGCGATGTGGATTCCATGTCATTCGGTTTCACAGTTCCGGCTGGAGGCGACAAATGGTCTGCAGACGGCATGGAGCGTGAACTACGCCAAGTCCGTCTCCACGAAGTATCGGTCGTCACAGGCTTCCCTGCCTACCCTGCAACCAGCGCACAGGTTCGTTCCATTGACGCACTAGCTACACGCACAGGCGCAGATGTAGACATGCTCGCCGATGCAATCACAATGCTCGAAGCCGGAATGACACTCAGCGACGACCAAGCCGCTCTGCTCACCGAAACCGTCTCCAAACTGCGAAACGACAACAGCGCACCTGTCGCACTTGACATAAAGCGGAAACAACTCGACCTTCTGCTGAATCAAATCTGATCTAGTTGCACGACAGATAAAATTCTGTCACTATAGAAATATGTCCGAGTCCCTCGGCATGAATTGATGTCAGCGTTCCGCTCATCGCAATCAATCCACTTCTAATCCAAAGGACTCACAATGTCTTACATTGACCGTCAAATTGAAATGCGTCAGCGTGCATGGGAAGAGGCAAAGGCTCTCCTCGACACCGCTGAAACCGAAAACCGTGACCTCTCCGGCGAGGAGCAGGAAAAGTACGACCGCATTAGCGCCGACCTTCAGGAGCGTGCATCGATCATCGCAAAGATGCGTGCCGACGAAGAGCGTGAAGCAAAGTTTGCTGTCGCTGCCTCCGCTATCGAGACCCAGGTTCGTATGGAGACCGCTCTCCGTAACCCTGACGAGGATAAGGTTCGTGCGCTCGTAAACGGCGACATTCGCTCGGCTGTGTTCGAGCGTCGTGATGTGACGACCGCTTCCACAGGCGCACCCGTCCCCACCTCGTTCTACGACCAGATCATCAAGCACATGGTTGTCGCTGGCCCAATGCTCGAGACCTCAACAATGATCCGCACCACTGGTGGGGAAAAGTTGCAGATCCCACGCACCAATGCCTACAGCACCGCAACGCTCACCGCAGAAGGTTCTGCCTTCTCCGAAAGCGACCCGACCTTTCAGGCTTTCCTTGAACTCGATGCCTACAAGTACGGCTTCCTTGTTCAGGTCGCTCGTGAAATGGTTGAGGACTCAGGCGTTGACCTGCTCGGCTTCCTCGCAGAGCAATCTGGTATCGCTATCGGTGTTGCTGTCAACACGGCACTCACCACAGGTTCAGGCTCAAGCGCTCCGACCGGAATCGTCACCGCCGCTGGCACAGGCGTTACTGGTTCAACCGCAGTCTCTGGTGCGTTCACCGCAGACAACCTGATTGACCTGTCCTACAGCGTCAACAGCGCATATCGTCGTATGCCTGGCACAGGTTGGGCAATGCAAGGTGCAACCATTGCGGCTGTTCGTAAGTTAAAGGACACCTATGGTCAGTACCTTTTCCAGCCGTCACTGCAGGCTGGTCAGCCCGACCAATTGCTCGGTTACCCGATCTACGAGAACCCCGATGTGGCAGCCGTTGGCACAGCCGCCAAGTCGGTCGTGTTCGGAAACCTCCGCTCCTACTATGTCCGCATGGCTGGCGGTATCCGCTTTGACCGTTCGGATGAGTATGCGTTCGCAAACGACCTCATCACCTTCAAAGCGTCTGTCCGTCTCGACGGTGGACTGCCTCAGCAAGGTGCGGTCAATGTGTTCCGTGGCGGTACTGCCTAACACAGTCTGAGCAATCAGTAAGATTTGGGTCGGCTCCCCTCAGCGCAGGGAGGAGAGTCGGCCCATTTCTATTTGTGGAGGACAAGTGAGTGATCGTAATAATTCGAAACACGCCAG